CTTATATACCCCTTTTCTTGTTTTCCTACTTCTCTCTGTTCTTGAGGCGTGCTCCCCCCAACCGGGACATTGGGAATCGCCGGTTGGGGGGAGCCGATGGTCACTTGGCGGGCTTGACCGGAGCGCCGTGCGATGCGAGTTCGGAGCCGACCTCGTGCGTCAGCACGTCACCCTTGGTGAAGGTGAGGAGCTGCGTCTTGACGTGCGAGACGAAGTCCCGAACGACGATCCACTCGTGGCGAACCACGTCCTCAACTTCGGCAACGATGCCCTTTGCAGCGTCGGCGGTGGCCTGAGCCTTCGCCACGTCCTGCTCGACGGTCTTGACTTCGGAGCTCGCAGCGACCTCTGCCGCCTTGATCTCGTCGGTCACCGCCGCTTCGGTGCTCTTGCTGACTGCCATCTCTCGGTCCTCCTTGGACTAGGCGTGCTCGAGAACGACTGAACGCTTGTAGGCGGCGCTGTCACCCGTGAGCAGGTCGGTTCCGACGGTGTAGCCACCGATCCACGACCAAGTGCTCGTGAGCACCTGTCCGAGGCGGTCGAGAGGCGCACGCCAGATTCGGGCCACGCCGCCGATCATGTCGACCTGGACGTTCGCGCCGGCGTTCTGCATGTTGATGAGGTCACCCATGGCCTCGAACGGGCCCTTGATGAGCGAGCCGTGGCCGGACACGATGGGCCGGTAGACGGTCACGCCCGAGGGGTTCGTGAACGAGGGGGTCACGGTGTTCATGAACCAGTCGATGCCGGAGAATCGACCCATGAACTCGCTCTGCGTGCCGACCGAGTCACCGGGGCGGAAGTTCTGGTACGCAGGGCTCTCTGCACGGCCACGGTAGGCGAGCAAGAAGTTCTGGTCCTGGAACAGTTCGTTGACCGATGCCGGATGGACGTGGGCGACGTAGGCGCCGTCCACGGTCGGGACGTTCTGAGCACGCAGTCGGGTGACGGCGTTCTGGAACAGGGACAGGGTCGCCACGTCGGACGACACGAGCTGCGCAGCCGACGCCTTGGCGTTCGGGCGGTACTGGACCGGAGCGTTGCTCGTGTTGATGACCGCCGAACCGTTGGCGATGGACGACACGGCGGTGCCGAGCGTCAGGGTGCCGGGGCCGGAGGTGCCCGAGACGAAGCTCACGCCGGTCACGGTGTTGGCAACGCCGTTCACGGTGACGCTGATCGGGTTCGAAGCCGACACGGGGACGAGCACCGGGGTCGACTGACCCAGGGCGCCGCTCACCGTGTTCTGGTTGACCGTGCCGGTCGAGCCAGTGGCGTAGGCGAAGCCGGTGGCGTCAGCGACGACGGCTGAGGTCGACGACGTCGAGATCGCAGCGGTCAGGTAGGTCGTCCCCACGCCGTAGGCGTTGTAGAGGGCGTTCTGAGCCACGATGTTGAGGCTCTGCGCAGCGTTGATCGCGAGGGTCTTGTTGTCCTGAGCGAACTTCGATGCGAGGGCCAGGGCGCTCATCGCCATGTTGGTGTCGATGGACGAGGCGTACTGGTCCATCTTGAGCGAATACTGCTCGAACCCGTAGGTGGCGGCAGTCGCGTCGGCGCCCGTGATCGGGGTCGTGCTGACAGGCATGAGACCCGACTTGGTCATGATCGCCTGAGCACCGAGGTGAGCGCCCCACGGCTTGATCTCTGCGAGGTTGTCGTAGAGGAACACGGGGACCAGGGCATCCTCGAACACGCGGTCGAGAAGGCCGTTCTGAACGATCTCTTGGAGATCGACGGGGAGAACGTCACGGAATGACATTGGGGACTACTCCTTGTGAGTTAGACGTTGATGTTGAGCTTGGCGAGTTCCCGCTTCACCGTCTGAGCGTCGGCGCTGCGGAAGTCAGTCGATGACGAGCTGCCACCCGAGGCGTCGGGAGCCGTGAGCGAAGCGCCGAACCATTCCGGCGACTCGTTCTTGATTCCCGAGACCACTTCGGACACGCCTTCGATCTCTCCACCGTCAGACTTGATGAGGCTCTTGTCGGCCAACCGCAACGCTGCGGCCAGTCGCTCGGTCTTGATCCCTGCGTCCTTGAGTGCAAGCTCGATCTTCGAGTTCGTGAGGGCTTCGAGGGCGCCGGAAGCGATCCGGTCCTTCTCCTCCTCAAGAGTCTTGATCTGCTCCTGCAAACGCTCGGTCTCAGACTTCTTGGCGTCCTCAACTTCCTTGGCAACCCTGAGGGCTTCCTTGGCGGCATCGAGATCCGAAACGCCCAACTGCTCGAGCAGGGCCTTCTCAGCAGCAGATCGACCTTCGGTGCGGGCTTGGCCTGCGATCCGGTCAACCTCCTCCTGGGAGATCCCCGCCGTGGCGGGTGGAGTCGAAGAAGCCGGTGGGGGCGTCTGCCCCGGTGTCGGCTCCGATGACGGGTCTTGCGTTCCGGTGTCTGACATGAATCCTCTTTCTTCCCCTCGGTTCCCC